GCCAATATGCCATTGTCGCCTGCCCCCTTCTTCTCCCCTCCCGCAAGCGGGAGGGGAGAAGAAGGGGGCAGGCGACAATGGCATATTGGCTGGCGTCCGCGCGGACGGTGCAGGCGGCGGGGGTGATGTCGCGCTTTGACCCGGCCTATTGGACGGTCAATTTTCCGCGACCGATGATGGCGAGCGTGGTGACGATTGCGCCGGACGCATTGCGCGTGGACGCGGTCTTCTATCGCCAGAATGATCTGGCGGGGCTGATCTGGGAGAGCGTGGACCGGCATGACCACCCGCTGCTCTCCTATGAGACCAGCCGGGATTATCGGGGGTGTCGGTTGCGCTTTCGCTGGCGGTCGGCGGGGGTGATGGCGCTCGACGCGGTCAACGGCCCGGTGCTGACGATCGAGGGGCGTGATGCGGCGGGCGAGCCGCGCGCCTGGTATGTCCGGCTTTGGAACTATGCCGAGGGGACGCGGGAGGATTGCGTCGTCAGCCTCGACCTTGCGACCGTTGCGGGCGGGTTCGTGCTTCCGGATGAAGCCGATCCCGTGTGGGCGGGCGATGTCGACCGGATGTTCGTGAGCCTGGTGCCGCCGGGATACACCGGTGACGATGCGGCGCTGGCGGCGCCGGTCGAGGGCTGGGTCGAGCTGTCGGAGATCGCGGTCGAGGGGCCGGGGGCGGTGCTGGCGATCGGCGATGTGGTGGTGCCGGAACATGGGCTGTCGATCTGCTCGGGCTATGACGACAGCTATCATGTCACGCCGGAACGACTGCTGCGCAATGCGCTGCAACTGGGGTATCGCGGGGACATCGTCCATTATGTCGGGATGAGCCATTATTTCCGGCTCGAGGCGGTGGCGAGCGGCTATTTTGCGAGCCTCGCCGGCGGGGCGCTGAATGGCCCGTGTGGCGCGTGGCATGCCGATTTCGCGGCGCGGGCGAGGGCGCTGGGATTCGGCGTGATCTGGTCGCTGTCCTATGAGCTGTTCGACGCGCATTGCTGGGGCGACTGGAAGCAGCGGGCGTTCGATGGATCGCCTGCACTGACCGGATGGGAGCCGCCCTCGACCCTGCTGTCCCCGGCGCATGCGGGGGCGATGGGGTATCTGCAGGCGGTGGCGGCGGCGTTTGTCGGGATCGCGCAGGACGCCGGGCTGACGGTCAAGTTCCAGGTCGGCGAGCCGTGGTGGTGGGTGATGGCCGATGGTCGGCTGTGCATCCATGACGACGCGGCGAAGGCGGCTTTGGGCGATCCGGCGGAGCAGAATGTGCGGGGCGATCCCGACACCGACGTGCTCGACTCGGCGGGTGCGTTGCTGGCGGCGTCGACGGCGGCGCTGGGCGCGGCGGTGCGTGGCGTGGCTCCGGCGGCGCAGCTGTTGCTGCTCGCCTATCTGCCCACGGTGCTCGATCGCGAAGCGCCGGAGGCGATGCGGGCGAACTTGCCGGTCGGCTGGGCCTATCCGGCGTTCAATGTGCTGCAGCTGGAGGATTATGACTGGGCAGCGGTGGGCAATGCCGTGGCGAGCGCGCGCGGCGTGGCGCTGGCGCAGGCGCGGCTGGGCTATCCGGTCGAGCGACAGCATTATTTCGCGGGGTTCGTGCTGAACCCCGAGGATGCGCCGCAGTGGCGCGGGATTGCCGGTGCGGCGGATGCGGCGCGTGCGCGGGGTGTGGCGGCGACGTTCATCTGGGCACTGCCGCAGGTGATCCGCGACGGGTTCGTGACCTTCGATCAGGAGGAAGACATGCAGGCATTCGATGATGTGCTGTTCCCGATTGCGCTGGGGCGCGAGGCGGAGGTGGCGCCCGAGGTGTCGACCGCGATCCTGACCAGCGCGGGCGGGCATGAGGCGCGCAACGCCGCCTGGGCGCAGGCGCGGACCCGGTACGATGTCGGGCCGGGGGTGCGGAGCGAGGCGGATATCCGGGCGCTGCTGGGGTTTTACCGGGCGCGGATGGGGCCGGCGCGCGGGTTTCGGTTGCGCGATCCGTTCGATGATTGCTCGAACGATGACGGTGCGCCGGGGCCGCTCGATCAGGTGTTGGGCGAGGGTGACGGGGAGCGGCAGGCGTTCGCGCTGGTCAAATCCTATGGCGATGTCGCGCGGCGGATCACCCGACCGGTGGCGGGGAGCGTGCGCGTGGCAGTCGATGGCGTCGAGACGGCGGCGTTCGCAGTGGATGCGGGCGGAATGGTCGTGCTGGACGAACCGCCGGGGGATGGGACGGTGGTGACGGCGGGGTTCCGGTTCGATGTGCCGGTGCGGTTCGCGGAGGATTCGCTGAGTGTGAACCGGGCCACGTTCATGGCGGGGGCGGCGCCGAGCGTGCCGTTGGTGGAGGTCAGGGAAGATTAAGCGCGGTCACTCGGCCCCCAGCGGATCCAAGCCTGTGGGTCGCGGCACACCCGCGAGACGATCGATCTCGCGGTCGAACAGTGCGCCGAGCTTCGCGTCCCAGATCGCGGCGCCGTTCATCCCCGAATCCGCCACGAAGATCATCCCGCCGCCATCAAGCAGTATGCGGACGCGCTGACCCACACGGGTGAAGGCGATCGAGCAGGAGTCGAGATAGGCGACGGCGATACTCGAGCCTTCGACGATGCCCGGTCCGCCGGGTTTTAGAACCCGAAGAATCTTGAGGCGGGCAGCGGGCAGCAGGCCCGGCTTCCAATCGTCGCCCAGGTTCATCGGTTTCTCGACCTCGGCGTCCACGACAAGCGCGGCGAGGCCATAGGACTGGCGCGCATAGTCGAGCGCGCCGGTTTCCGACCGGATTGGCCCCATCGAGCATGCCATCGCGGGCGGCGCAATGAAGAGCGCAATCACGGAGATGGTGCGGAGCCAGCTGAGCATCGGTTCAGCGTGCCGTCCGCATTGCGTCCACGCAAGGTCAAGGAAGACGCTGATGAACTGGCTGAACGAGCCGCTCGCCACGATCGCCTATTGCTGGCGGATCGAGCGGCGGGATGGGGTAGCGATCGGGCTGACGGCGCATGATCGCGATCTGGAGGTGGATGGGTTTCACTATCGCGCGGCGCCGGGGATGACGCCCTCGGCGATCCGGCGCGGCGCGGGGCTGGATGCCGACAGCATGGATGTGACCGGGGCGCTGACCGGGGCGGCGATCAGCGAGGCGGATTTGCTCGCCGGGCGCTGGGATGGCGCGCGGATCAGCCTGTTTGCAGTCGACTGGACCGCGCCGGGTGAAGTCGTCGCACTGGGCAGCGGGACGATCGGGGCGGTCGAGACGCGCGATGGTGTGCTGACCGCCGAGCTGCGCGGGGCGGCGGCGGCGCTGGATGCGCCGGTGGTCGAGATGACCTCGCCCGAATGCCGCGCCGAGCTGGGCGACAAGAGGTGCCGCGTCGCGATGGCGGGCCGGCGGCGGTTCGCGCGGGTGATCGCTGTCGAGGGGGCGGTGCTCACGCTGGATTCGCATGAGCCGGTGGCGGGTGGATGGGCTGGCGGGCGGCTGCGCTGGTTCGGCGGGACGAATAGCGGGCTGAGCGATCTGATTGCGGCTTCGGCGGGGGATGTCGTGACCCTGCGGCGTGCGCCGCGGTTCGAGGCGGTCGGTGCCTTGGTGGAGGTGAGCGAGGGATGCGACAAGAGCATCGCGACCTGCGCTGGGCGGTTCGGCAATGCGGCGAATTTCCGGGGCGAGCCGTATCTGCCGGGGGTGGACCTGCTGACGCGCTATCCGGGCGGATGACGCCGCTGCAGCGGGCGCGCGGTGCGATCGGCGCGCGCTTTCGGTTGCATGGGCGCTGCGTGGCGCACGGGCTGGACTGTGTCGGGCTGGCGGCGCTGGCTTACGGGATTGCGGTGCCGCGTGGCTATGCGCTGCGCGGGGGGCGTCTGGCGCAGGTGGCTGACGCAGCTGCGGCGGCGGGGCTGGTACGGGTGGGCGATCCGCAGCCGGGCGATCTGGTGTTGTTCGATGCCGGGGCAGGGCAGCTGCACCTCGCCATCGCGAGCGATGAGGGCGTGATTCATGCCGATGCGGCGCTGCGCCGGGTGGTCGAGCGGCCGGGCGTGCCGCCCTGGGCCGAGCTGGCGCGCTGGCGACGCGGGGAGGATTGAGATGGCGACATTGGTGCTGATGACGGTCGGTGGCCTGTTCGGCGGGCCGATCGGGGCGATGCTGGGCAGCCTTGCCGGCCAGGCGGTCGATCGCGACTTGCTGTTCAAGCCGAAGGGGCGCGAGGGGCCGCGGCTGACCGAGTTGGCGGTGCAGACGTCGAGCTATGGCACGCCGATCCCGCAGCTGTTCGGGACGTTGCGGGTCGCGGGAACGGTGATCTGGGCGACCGATCTGGTCGAGCATCGCCAGCGCGAGGGCGGCAAGGGGCGCCCGACGGTGACCAGTTATAGCTATACCGCGTCGTTCGCGGTGGCGCTGTCGGCGCGGCCGATCCTGTCGGTCGGGCGCATCTGGGCCGACGGCAAATTGGTGCGCGGCGCGGCGGGCGACTGGAAGGTGCGGACCGGGTTCCGGTTGCACTTTGGCGGAGAGGATCAGGCGGTCGATCCGCTGATCGCATCCGCCGAGGGAGCCGGATCGGCACCCGCGCATCGCGGCATCGCCTATGCCGTGTTCGAGAATCTGGAGCTGGAGGAATTCGGCAATCGCATCCCCGCGTTGAGTTTCGAAGTGGTGGCCGATTCCGGTGCGGTGACGGCGGGCACGATCGTGGCGGCGCTGTCGGGCGGGAGGGTCGACGCGGGCGAGGCGGTGCTGCCAATCGAGGGCTATTCGGGCTATGGCGAATCGGTGCGCGGGGCGATTGCGCCGCTGATCGAGGCGAGCGGCGCCTGGCCGGTGGTGGCGGGCGATCGCTTTGTACTGGCCAGCGGAGAGGGCGGCGCCACGGTGATTGCCGACCCCGGGGCGAGCGGGCGCGGGGTGGAGCGGACGATCGCCGCACCCGATCAGGTGCCGCGCCGGGTGGCGATCAGCCATTACGACCCGGCGCGCGACTATCAGGCCGGGGTGCAGATTGCCACCGACCCGCAGGGGCAGGATCGCGAACGGCGGATCGAATTGCCCGCCGCGCTGTCCGCC